TTGTTGATTTCTTTGTTGATTTCTTATTTGTTTGTCATTTTACATTTCTTTCTTTTTGTTTGATTGAATAAACCATTTATTCAATATAATAAGTATAAAACAAGACATAATAGATAACAACAAGTCTGTAGTGTAATAATACATTAAAGATATAAGTAGTTAAGTAACTTTAAGTTACGAAATTAAACTATTCTGACCCCAACCGCTCAGCACCCAAAATTTTCTAAGGTCCTTTCTCCTCAGCGTCGGGGCTATGTGGCCAACCCTCTATACTCAGCGGTACTTGCGAAATATTTAAAAACCCTCTTGACTTGTCAATCGATTGCCTATATAATAAAATTATACTAGTCGCTTTGTGAGTATGTGGGCGGCCTTAACAGGGATAAACCTCTTGGACTCGACTGCGTTGCACATTAGAACGTTGATCTCCAGAATCCCAGTCAACGCATTGGGGTTCCTCGAGGGCATTTACCGTCCAGACCTTCTACCGTCTGCTCCTAGCTCTCAGCCGGGAGTAAATAAGCCAGAAGTGCTCGGAGGACTCTCACCCCTCCAAATATCCTCGGACGTGATTGAGATAAATAACACGCCTAGCCAAGCTCTTGCACAAACCCCTTCACTTCCCGTATCCACCGAGCAATCGGAGTACGAGAAAGAGCTGCGTGTTGCTTACACCCTACTCAATTACGACGAAGGATATCCTACGCTGGATGGCATGCCCTTCTGGGTCAAGCTGTCCTTCGAGCCTTCTGATGCTTACGAAGCGTTCCAGGAATACCTTAAGCTTGGCGCAAAGCGTTCGTTGTTTGAACTGTCCATGAACAAGACGCTTGAGCAGCAAGGCATCACACTTGAAAGGCTGGAAGACTTCTTCCATCTGTATTACTGGTCGGCTCGTGCTAAGACCTTCGAAGCCCATTACCGTGCCTTCAGGCGTCGTCAGCGTGAGGTAATGATCGAGACCGTGGAAGATGAGCATCTAGCGCTGGCGGAGAAGATCTTCCGCATGTGCGAGGAAGTAATTGAAGAGCGCGGCGACGAACTTAAAGAAACCATGACGCCTAAAGCGTTGATGGAGTTCTTGAAGCAGGCTGGCAACATGCAGCGCCTAGCATTACGTCTTCCCGTTAACGGTCCGGCCTCCGATAAGTCCGATTCCGGTGCACAATCGCATACAACCGTTGACGTGGCCTTGAGAACTGTGCAAGAAGCTAGTGCCCAAGCTAAGGGGCATCGCTTCGACAATATTCTTGACGATCCCGAGGCAACTCGTTTGGCTCAGGACTTGATCTTGCGTATTTCCACGAAAACAGTGCCGGTGAAACCGTAATGGTAGACAATGACAAATGTCCCTCACACGCTGACGCTTCAGAAGTGGAACAACTCGGTCCAGTCACACGTCCTGAACGGAGAAAGAGATGTTCCAAGTGTGGAAAGCTGCGTCCAATCAGCGCGTTCCCGAAACATTCGACTAGCTCAGACGGATATGCGGCTTATTGCAGGGAGTGCAAGAATGGACTTGCTAAGGAACGCCGCTTTAAAGACCCGGTTGCGCGTCTAAAGCATTATATCGTTACCCGCATTAAGAACGAGTTCCCGAAAGAGATGGTGCCTGATGATATTCATACCAATCTGGAGCTGTACCTCGGGTATAAACTGTTTACACTGCAGAAACATCTTCGGATTGAGCTCAAAACCCGTGAAGGAATCACCCTTTTTACCTGCTTTAAACGCGGATATCACCTGGACCATAGGCAGCCTCACTCCTCATTTGACCAGAAACGCATCGGAGATGATGCATTTAAGGCATGCTGGGCAATAGATAACCTGTGGATGATCGACGGCACTACAAACCTGCAAAAAGGCGCAAAAACGGGCCTTTTGGAGCAGATTGACGCCAATTCGCGCATTTCTGAGCAAATTACCGAAGAAACGGAAGATTCTGAGGGATATGACGTAGATGCTGCAGGATTTCCTCTGGAAGACGAGGGAGATGGCGTAGATGACTGATGTTATGGGCCCAGTTAGCTTGGCAATGTCGCATCAAGCGAGTATGGATATGCTCGAACAAGAGCTTGGACCATACTATTATAAGCTTACTCCTGCGACATTAGCATATAAGATTAGCCAAGGTGATTGGGAACCTGCCCATCACCTGTTATACATTTCGGCCATTTTGGCGCATAAGATTGCCAAAGGTGGCGCTCGTATCATTATCTCCATGCCTCCTCGCCACGGCAAATCGGAGCTGACTTCTGTTTGGACGCCTGTTTGGATCCTCGATCGCTTCCCGGATAAGCAGATTATGTCCATCTCTTATGGCGCTGACCTTGCAGAGGAGTTTGGCCAACGTGTCCGTGACATCATTCAAGAAGATGCTGATCCGATTGACGGAGCAAAGCTGCTTAACCCTGAGTGCTATGTTCGTAAAGACTCTGCTCGCGTTAATAGGTTCCTTACTGTTGCTGGCGGCGGTATGCGTTCGGTTGGTCTTGGCGGCGCTGTATACGGCCGTGGTGCTGATATCCTTCTGCTTGACGACTATTACAAAAACCTCGAAGAGGCTATGTCGCAAGAAAAACGGAAAAAAGTCTGGGACTGGTTTAGAACGGTAGCACGCTCGCGCTTGCACAAGAATGGTTCCATCATCGTCATCGCTACGCGTTGGGACGTTGAAGATCTTAGCGCCCAGCTCTTGGAGATGACTGGCTCGCGTTATGAAGAGATTCGCCTTCCTGCATTCGCAGAAGCTAATGATCCTCTCGGGCGGAAGCCTGGCGAAGCACTTTGGCCTGGACACTTTCCTGAAGACGACCTGAACGAATTGAAAGAAGGTATGGGTAACTTCTTGTGGTCGTCTATATATCAGCAGTCACCCAAAAAGATTTCGTCCGACATCTTCCAACGTGAATGGATTCACGAGGTTGATGTTCTACCGCATTATACTCGTCTGCGTTTGCTACGGAGTTGGGATAAAGCGGGTACAGATAAGAAGGACGGTGGTGATCCCGACTATACGTGTGGCCTTAAAATGGCAGTTGACATTGAAACAGGTAACACGTATTTAATTGACATGATTCGAGGTCAGTGGTCTCCTGGTAAAGTCGAGAAGATTATGCAGGCGGCTGGTGAATATGATGGTATAGCAACGGAACAATTAGTAGAGGAAGAACCTGGCTCAAGCGGTAAGGCGTCGGCTGAACGAGATGTAGGCCAGGTCTTTAAGGGACTCAATGCAAGATCGGTACGTCACTCAGGTGATAAGTTTGTACGTGCTCTTCCGTTTTTCGCCGCGGCAGAACACGGGAAAATTTTCATGCTTCGTGGTCCATGGAACGAAGAGTTCCTCGATGAGTGCGTGGCTTTCCCGTTAGGTATCCATGACGACCAAGTCGACGTGGCATCACAAGGATATAACCATTTCCACAGCAAGAAGAAGCGTGCAGGTACATGGGGACGTACGGATGTTGCTTCTGAAAGAAAACCAGGTAGCGGTAGAGTTATCACAGGCGTCACGTGGGGACGCGATTAACATTAGGAGAGCACAATGAGCTTCAAAGCTTTGACCGCGCTACTTGAACGCTTCAGCCTTGCAAACTTAGCAGGGATGCAGTTTGGTGGTAAGCGCAACCTGTATGAAGTCTACGGGTATAATAAGACGCCTACGTATGCCGATTACGAAGCACGCTATAAGCGTCAGGACGTTGCGAAACGCATCGTCAACGCTCCTGCTTCTGCTACGTGGAGAAATCCTCCCGAACTGTCGCAAGAGACTCCGGATGACTTTAAAACCAAATGGAAGGCTCTGGTAGAGAATCACCAAGTCTGGGCAATGATCGATCGTGCAGATCGTCTCTGCGGTATCGGTAACTACTCTGTCATTCTTCTGGGCTTCTCCAAAGGCGGTGCACTTGAAACACCTGCTAGACCTATGGCAGGTAACGAACTGATTTACCTCCAGCCCTACAGCCAAAAACAGGTTTCTATCACCAAGCTTGATGCGGATCCGAAATCCGAGCGTTTCGGTATGCCTGAGATATATACCATTCGTATGAACGATCCTCTCACTGCGATGCAAGGTATCCAAGCAGGTGTATCGAACGTACAAGCGGTCGAAACGGGTAAAGCGCTGGAACAGAAAGTTCACTGGACGCGCATCGTTCACATCGCTGAAGAACTTACCGAGTCCAACTTCCTCGGAACTCCTCGCCTTCAAGGTGTTTACAACCTGCTTGATGACTTGCAGAAGGTCGTCGGCGGTTCTGCTGAAACGTATTGGCTTATGTCAAATCGTGGCATGCAGATGGACATCGACAAAGAGATGGAAATGGACAAAGGCGATGCGGAAGCATTGTCCAAGGAGATTGAAGAGTATCAACACGACCTGCGTCGATTCATTCGTACCAAGGGCGTGAAGATGAATCCTCTGGGTTCTCAGGTTGCTAGCCCTGAAGCTTCTTTCCGCGTCATCATGGCATTGATTTCGGGTACTACGGGTATTCCTCAACGCGTATTGACTGGTTCTGAAGCAGGGCAATTAGCTTCAGACCAAGACCGTGCTAACTGGTCTGATCGCATCAAAGAACGCCGTACTACCTTCGCAGAGCCGGGGATTTTGAATCCTCTGGCCAAGGCTCTGATGCATGCTGGTATCCTTCCTGAAACGGAGCTGGATAAATTTGGCTGGGTATGGCCTGCAGACTTCCAACTGACTCCGCTGGAACAAGCTCAGATGATGGCACAGAAAGCTCGTGCTATTATCAACCTGTCGAAGCACTTCCAAGATGGTACGCCTATTATCTCCATTGAAGAGGCTCGTCAGATTGTTGATATGCCGCCTGTTCCTTTGATCGG